CTTTACAACATCACCGTTAAAGATGTTTGCTGCATAACCAGAAGCAATGGGGAACTGTCGAGTAGCACCAGCAAATACCCTTCCACCGACCAAATTGACCGGTTTCAACCCGTAAGGGGCTGATACAGTTGGATAAGCCATTAGAGACTCCTCAAATTAAAGTTAGATTCCTTTACCAAAAGTAACCTTCGTCTTTCGCTCATTAAATAGCGGCATACGAGGGTCGTTCTCTCTCATGAGGCTATTGTCTACAGAAAGGATCTGAGCATTATTTTGATTTTCATAATGCTCGTTTCGCTCTTCCGGTAGTTCAGACGGAGCTTTACAAAGCATCAGACCGCCGATTACAACATTGTCTTTGAACCGTTCGTTTTCAACGGCGACCATTGTAATTTCGGGATGATCTTCTGCCCGTACAGGCTCCCAGCCTTCACGGAGTTTGGACGAAACATTAGTGGCATCAACTTGACCTTGCGTGCTTACACGTACCCATTTAAAAGCGTACCCGTCTTCTGGAGTAGGTGAAGGCAAGACTTCTGGCCTTGACCATCCTTTCTTACGGACTGTTTTTTCACGGGTCGTTAATTCACGATCTATTCTATTCTGAGCCATTATTGTTTCCTCATATCTATAGCAACCTGTTTGGCGTATTGTTCTGGGGTGAGACCTAACCGTTTAGCAACTGCAACTTGTGTTTGCGTTAACCTAATTTTTTTAGGGGCTGTGCTCCGCGTTGCGGGTGCAACCACATTCGTTCGTCGCTTCCGTTGTTCTGGTTCACCAACATCCTCGAAATTATCGGGGAATATCTGTCGCATACGAGAATTAATCTTCTCGTAGTAATCGTCACTCTGAGGACTTACGCCCTCTTTGACAAGTTTTGTATGCAACCCCAGCGCAAAACTTGTCATTTCATCATCTTGTCCGAACCACGTATTGGACGCTGCCCATTCGTTTGCTCGGTCATCAATAGGTGCTGGGGCGAATTGTTCTTGAATTTGTTCTGTTTGTACAGGAGTTTCTTCCTGTTGTAAAGCGGGACTTTTAAGGTTACCAAGCCTGTCAGACTTTATCTTGGCGTTGGTTAACTTCTCTTGTGCGTCAAGAAGTTTGTCAGCATCACCTGCTTCATACGCCTCTTTATAAGCGCGTTTAGCAAGGATTGCTTCACCTGCAGCCGTACGTTTAGCCTGCTCTAGAAGGATTTCTTGGTTCTTATCAACCGTGCCTTTAAGTTGTTTATTCTCGTCAACAAGCTGTTGAGCAAGCCTTTCAAGTTCCTGACGTTCACGTAAGGCAGTTTCTTTAGCCCGTCTTTCGTCATGATACCCTTTACTGAAGTGCTGAATACGTTTACGTACTTTTTCAGAGTAGTCTTCAAGCTCCTCGTCAGTAACATCCTCTGGTGGTTCCGCAGGCTTACGATTTCGATCAGCTTTTGGCGTATCATCGAACACTTCAATTTCATAATCTTCTTCCTCTACAACCTCTGCTGTTTCTTTTTCAGGTTCGGGTTGAGGTTTTCCTGATATATCAATCTCCGTAGCACTTGAAGATTCAATATCAATGTCGGTGCTTTCTTCGGTTTCATCAGGGAAACTGAATTCTACTTTTTGGAACGGCATGTTAACTCCTTATGCTCGCGTGATGCCACGCGGATCTGCCACAATAGCTTCTATAGAATCATCGTTCATTAGACGATACTCTACCCCACCAACCTTAAACCGAGTGCCCGTGTTCATACGGAACATCACATAGTCACCCGCTTGACACCACGGGCCTGACGGGAACCGGTCTTCGTCAGAATAGGCTTGTTCACCCATATCCAACACAAGTCCGATAATCGACATAATGTGTTCTTGGTTCATTGTAGTATTAGATTTAAGCAGTCCGGTTTCCCCGAACGTCTCTTCTACTTGCGGTAATGCGACCAGAACTCTATACCCTACGGGTTTAGGTAGCTGCGCCTCGATCTCTTCAGGTGTTAACATCTCTTCAGGTGCTAATGTTTCTATTGCTTCACTCATCATACTCTTCCATATTGCGCGAGAGGTCTTCTACATAATTAATACAGGCTTCGAGACCCCGAACCATACCTGTAACTTCCTTATACTGAGCGAAGTCTTTAGCCCCACCCCCTCCAAGAAATTGTAGTGCAGAGGATTTATCTTCCTCGAATTTATCTTTAAGCACGTCTAAGACGGTTTTAGCCATTACTGACCCTTATTCTGTTGATCGATTAACCTAAGCAGTTCTAGGTTTAGTTTGTCGGTGTTTTCAGTCGTTGACTTAGCCAGCTTCAACCCGTCTTTCTGGGCTTCCAACGTAAGTTCTTCTTTGTCAAGTTGCAGTCGTTTCGTAGCAATAGCCGAATCAATGGCTTCTTTCTGCGACCTGCGCTGCTCTTCAGACATACGAATCTGGATATCTGCAGCGTTCTTCTGGGCTTTAAGCTGTACTTCTTGCTCTTTGATCGCCACTTCTTTCTGCTGTAACTGGAACAGCGGGTCTTGCGCTTGTTGCTGCGCTGCCTGTTGTGCCTGTTGCTGCTGTTTACCTTGCGTAAGTTGCGTTCCAGCCTTAGCCATAAGCTGTGCTAGTGTGACTTCTATGTTTTCTGGTAAATCTTCGTTCGGTGCAGGTAGCGGTGCGCCCATCTTTTCTTCGATCTGCTTGCGGTACTGGAAGCCTAAGTGTTGCGCTAAGTGCGCTTGTAGAGCCGCCATAATGGCTTGTCCCTGTGGATTCTGACCAATCATCTGAGCAACCATAGGGTCTTGCATAAACGACTGGTGGGTCGCCATGTGCGCTTCATGGTCTTGGTAAATGAATGCTTTCATCGGTTTTCCAACCAGCGCATCCATGTTCTCACTAACGGGGTCAGTAGGCTTGAGATCGTCTTGAGTCGGAACTAATTTATCCGCATTCTTAACGCCCAATACCTCGATCATCTGCCGGTGTAGCTGTGGCAGGTCGTAGATCTGTGGAGCCTGTTGCGACATCTGGAGTACCGCTTGATACTGTACAACCCGTTGCGCCATCGTAGAGCTGTTTGGGTCACTGACGGGGATCACGTCCACCATCATATAGTCCGCTACCCTAGCACTAACTTCTCCACGCATGGGGATATAGTCGTATTCGGTCGGCGCATACTCAGACATGATTGTCTTGAGCATCTTGAACTCTTGCTTCATAGCGTAGTGAACACGAGCCTGTACCGCAGCCATTGGCTTTAACGTACGTTCTAACAGCGCCAGCGTCGTTCCTACCGGAGCATTAGCCGACATGTCAGAGATGTTCATGTCACTGATAGCCCCTAACCGGCGACCCTCAGTGGTGATCTGGTTCAATAGGGCGAGAAGAGTCTGGCTTGGCTCTTTGTACGGAAGTGGCATAATGTTATCGCGGATACTACCAGACGGCACATCCACATCTTTCCATTCCCCCGGCTCGATGGGTGTATCATCACCCTTGATCCGTAAGCCACGAGACTTCAACCCACCGGGAAGGTTAGACAGCGTACCGGCATCAACCAACTGACGAATCAGCGAGGTACCTGCACGAGCGTACCCACCGATAATGTGGATCAAACCAAGGCCGTAGAACCCAAACCCCGGCACGTAGACGTAATGAACAAAGTGCTGACGCTTCAACATCAGCGGATCTTCTTCGCTCCAGTTACGCCGAATCGCTAGAACATTACCCGTACCACGTTCAATCGTAACAACATAAGGCTTTGCAATCTCTTCATCATCTTCGTCGATACCATCAATAATAAGGTCGGCATGAACTTCGTATATCGCATATCGATCATCGTCAGTAATAGAGTAGCCACCTTCTTCGGCCTTTCTCTTTTCAATGTCTGTATGGAACGGCTGTGGATCGCCGAGGTCTACTTCTTTGTAGAACCCCATCGCCTGAAGTTTCTTAAGCTCGTTCTTGGTCTTCCGCATGACGTGGGTAACACGCTCTGCAGTCTCAATATGGGACGCGCCATAGGGCACGATAACGTCTTCGGCAGGAATATAGATGGCTACCTGTCGTCCCAAACTGGGATCATAATACACCTTCTTAAACGCAGACCCCGCTAGTCCTAGGCTGTATAACATCCGCTCATGCTCTGGCCGATACTCAACCATGCGCTCAGTCAGCTCATAGTTCATATCCGCTTTCACTCTCTCAGCGGCTTCGGCTTTCTCGGGTGTTTCTTCTCCTAGTACTTTTACACGTACGGGGCCAGCGGCTGGGAAAGTCTCGCTCATCGTCTCTGCTTGGAAACGTATCGCGGCTTCGGCCAGTACAGTAGAGTAAACCCCGCAGGCACCTTCCCACGGGTCTGTGCGCTCTTCGTACTTGAACCCTAATACGTCTAGTCCTTTGACAAACGTATCAGCCCAATCTTTTCGACTATCAACATCAGCGTCAATCAGTCCAACTAAATCCTGTGCAAGCTCTTGCAGTTCGCTATCATCTAACGCTTCAGCAAGGTTGGCATCAAACCCCATGAGGTCTGCTTCATTGCCATCAGGAATTAATGTAATTTCCATACTGCCATCGGACAGCGTAATACTTTCAGGATCGACAATCTCGATCTCTAGTGCTTCTCCTAGCCCACCTTCCAACAAATCGTCGTCCATCATCTCGCCTTCGAGTAGGTCATCGATGCCTTCTGGTGCCGCGTACAAACCTTTTTCAATTGCCATAATTTATGCTCTCAGTAATACCCGCCACGCCGTTGTTTAAAGTAACGTATGTCATCAGGTTCATCAGTTGGTAAGCGTATGAAACCACCTTGCCTAAAACGCATTAACGCCATGACTGTCGAATCCACTAAGTCATCATGGCTCATAAACGGAAATCCAGCAATCTCTTCAACTACTTCTTCCGCCCAGCGAGTTTCGGGCACCCATACTATACCTGATGCTACAATATCAGCGACGGAATTTAAACGTGCTAATTTATCACCAGATCCTCTATGAGGCGTATACTCTTGTACTGGCAGTCCCATACGGCGCATCTCCTGATAGATCGCCACACCAGAACTTTTCTTCTCCACGATAAACGCATCAGGTTCCCAGTCAGCGTACTCTTCCAACGCCAGCTCTTTTAGCTCGGGAAACTCCAACCGCTTCTTAATGCTGTTCAACAGGATGATATTGTACGCTTCGGCCTCATCATTAAAGAAGACACCCCATGTCGTCAGGGCCGTAAAGTCAGCACGATTGTGCTTCTCTGCAGCAGAGTCTAACGACATAATAATATACTCACACTTGGGCGGATCTTCTTTCGTCCAGATACTCCACCACTCACGCTTGACGATGGCAGCTTCTTCCGCCGTAGGTTCCTGCTGATACTGGGCGTTCCACTGAAAGACCGGCATCGACGCCTTAGTCCGTAGCAGTGCTTCTAAATTAAAGAACTCAGGCCATAACGGCTTTTGCACAGGTTTACCCGTCTTTTTGTCTGCGGTCTCTAGGATCGCAGGGAACTCAATCACTTCAAACGCATCAGCACGTTCGTTGTTCCCCATATCCCGTACAACACGGCCTGTTAGGTCATCCATGTGCCAACGGGTCTGAAT